GGCAACACTTACCGTAGACGCTAAGTTATCAAACAATTGAACGTTATTAACAAGGTCTTCCTGAATCTTGTTAAACTGTTTTGCGGCGTCCTTTGCCTTTTCGCGCTCTTCAATTTCTTTCTTTATTTCGTTTCGGGCTTTTACAAGTTCAAGACCGTATCCTGTGGTTTCGGACGCAACTACCTTAAACGAGTTTTCTAGGAATGTCAGACCGCCGCGAACTTTAAATTCATCGAAGGAACCAGAAGTTCTTTTAACATCGTCAGCTAATAGTCGAAACTGAACGCCAACCTGTCCAAGCTCACCAATTATTTGTTCGTTAGGATTAGAAACGCTTCGTTTACGTAGAAATTGAGGTAAGAAACCACCAAGGTCGGTTACACCTAGTAAAGCGTCTTTATCGGCGGAACTAAGAATTTCTTTACGTCTCGACAAAGATTGGGAAGCTAATTTACCAGCTAAATCAGTGTCGATACCCTTTTTACCGGACAGAACGTTCTGTACATTCTCGTTAAACTTATCGAAAGTATCGGAAAATTGCTTTGAACGCTTCTCTTCATCAAACCCAAGAAATCCGTTAGCTCCACCAATAATTCCACCAGCTAATGGAGCTATAATTTTTGCAAAAGTGCCAATATAAGGAATTACGCTGAGTGCTTGACCTATAGAACTACCAATAAATGCTCCGGTCGCGGCACCAGATAGAGTTGATGCTGTCTTATTCTCTTTGATTGTTGTACCAAGAAGACCTGTGGCCGCACCAAAAGTTAAAAGACTTGATATATTGCCAATAGTACTAAATTTATCTGAAGCTGATTGAGCGGCGTCGATTCTTCCGTTAAATCTTTGTCTAGCCGCCTCTCTTTTAGGTTCTCTAGCTAGTGAATACTTATCATAAATAGTTTTAAGACCGAGTATTTTATTTGAGTTATCAACAACAATTTTTTCGTTATTTTTATATGCTGTGGTAACAAGCCTTCTAGCTTTAGCTTCGGCGTCAACAGAAGCAATGGTTTGACCAATCGCTTTACTGTAAGTTATAAGCTGACTAGCGGTATCACTAATTAATTTGTCCATTATCGCCTGGTTTTGTTGCCCAAAATCTAAAGCCCCAAGAACTCTCGGAGAGTTATTAAGACCTAACGAACGACCAACACCGCCAATAGCTCCACCAATAGTATCAACAGTTCTTTTTACAAAACCACCCTTAGCAAATCTTTGAACGCGGTCGGCGTTATTCAGTTTGTGTAGGTTTGATGGACCTAGAACGTCGGCAGCTTCTTTCCGGATTACGAACTCGCCTGGAGTAAGAAGGGCATTTACGGAATCTACTTCACCGCCAGTAGCAAAACGTTTTTTAAAAACCCCAAATTTATCTCTTGAATCTCCAGATAGTATTGATTTAAATCTTTTACCAAGAAAATTAAGAATTTCTGTATCTGAATCAAAACCAGAAAAATCGTCTAATGATATTCTTTTATTTAGGTTATCTAATCCGCCAATAAATCCTGAAGACTTAGGATAAATTAAATTTTGTAATCCATAAGCTAAAGCTTCAGTACGTCGCCTAAACTTATTTGCTGAATTTGGAAAAGTAGAACTTAATTTAGCGCCAAATAAACTGGCAGCATTAAAAAGTGAGTAATTTTTATCTACGCTACTATCAATACCACCTTCCGACTCATATAATCTACTTCCATTCTGTAATGAACCAAGTCTGTCGATACCATGAACAGCTTCGTGTAGTAAGATTGAATTATGAACTTCATCTGAAGCATTAGCAATATTTTTACCTACATGTATATTACCAGTCAAACCAGTATAAAGACCGGAAAATCCGTGCGGTTTTTCTAAGTATTTAAGTTTTCTAAAAGATTTTGTAATATCTCCAACATCAAAACCAAAAAGCTCGTTAATTCTATGCTGAATTTCATCAAATCTTTGTTTAGAATCTTTCGGAAACTTTCCTCCACCAGCAAATTTCTTCTTACCAATCAACTGTTCTAGAAAAACATTGTCATCATCCACACCAGCAACAGCAAACTTTCTATTACGCTGCAATAATAGTTCGCTCTGGTCAAGTTTTCCTAAGTCATACTTTCCGAAGAGTGGAAATGCTGACGTTCCTTTTTTCAACAGGATATTTAATAGGTTCTTTTTAGATGAACCACCGAAACCGCGAGCAACGTTCTCATTTAAAGATGTAGACATGAAGCCACGTTCGTGCAAAAGCATTCCGGTTTTTATTTCGGATATATCTTCCACGCCAAACATATCGGGAATGCCGTAACCACCACGAAACACATTTATGTCTTGCTTTAGCTTGAAACTCTCGATAAGTTTTGAAAGTTCTCGTGGATACTTAACCCAATCGTCATAGTAATCTTTAGAATATTGTGGACCGCGAAGACCAGACTTTCTAAGTCGATAATTTAAGTCTTCTGCGTTATCTACTTGATATCCGCGAATTCCTTCAATTTGATATTTACTAGGTTTTACGAGCCGTTCGAAAAGTTCTGAAATTTCAGGATTTTTAAAGCCACCTTTAGATAGCTTCTGAACCATTCCACCAGAAGCCATCGCAAGTTTTCTAACGCCATTGCTCTTAAAGTAAGAAGTTAATGAAGGCCCAACAAGAGTTCTTTTTATATACGGTAGAACTTCCTGTTCAATATATCTTGAAGATTTTGGGTCTAGAATGTTTCTATTTTTAAAATCTGAACTCTCTAAACCAAAATGTTGTTGTAACGCTCTAGCGACCATCTCTTCTGGATTAGAAACATAGTCTTCTAGATTTAATTTTTCTACGTTTGGACGGACTAATCTAGCTAGATTATAAAGTGGGCCAACCGTTTTCGATGCGTATGGTTCTACTCCGAACGGAATCTTGTTTTGATATTTACTATTTAATCGATTGAAAGCCCTAAAATCAGTTCCATGAATTAGTTCGTGGAAAAGTGTTGGTTTGATTCTATTTTCTTTTAAATGAGAATTAATGCCAAGTCTACCAGTTTCAAAATCAAAATAGCCCCGATGTGGAGTTATATCATGACTTTTAATAGAAGTGAACGACCCAGAAAAACCTTTTAAACCAGTTTGTTTTTCAAGTTCCTCGATATACGGTTTATACAGGTCGTATTCACCACGACCACCTTGAGCAAATTTTTTAACATTACGTTTGCCTTTTAAAATTTCAGCAACTATAGTTGGTAGGTCTTTAATACCTTTTTTATTAAAATCTACTATTCTAAAATTGGTATTTCTAGGAAGTAATATTTCTTTCTCTAATCCACCAAGATTTGCTATAGGTATACTTCCATCAAGTATCTTAAGAATAAAAGCGTTATTGCCGCCAGAATAGTCTTCCATAGCGATAGATTTATCTAATGATGTGCTTGTAAAACTTTTATGACCAAAAGATTGGCCAATTAAATTGTTTTTACTTTTTCCTAATCTTTTAAGAAAATGACCAAAGTTTCTTTCACCTCTAAATAATTCTGTTCCTTCAGGTAATATATCTTTAATAGAATCTAAATCTAGAACAGTTTTTATAATATCTTCTGGCCCAGAATATCCAGACAACTGACTATGATACTGTCCAGTTCTAATAAATCTATGTAAGGCTTGTGAGTGTTCCTGATATTTATTTATAGAAGATTCTACATCTCCGCCATTTTTAAATTGTTTTGCACGTACACCTAAAACACGTCTAGTATCATCATTAAAATCCTTTCTTAAAGGAGAAGATATTTGAAAGGGATAATCTTTATCAAAAAGAACTTCTTCTTCTTCTGGATGAACGCCGTATTTAGATACGTTGCCAAAACCGTAATTATCTTTAGAAACCCCTATATTCAACATTGTTCTATATGGGTAGTCAGCATATTTCATAGCTTCATACATGTTTGATGAAGTTCTGTAAAAACCTTTAGCGTTAAACTTAGAACCAGTAATTTTTTTATTACTTAGTGTACTAATTACCTTTCTTATAATATCTCTATCTGTCTCTAACTCTAGAACACTTCTATCTTTGTCACCGGTAATTTGTTTATATATATCATATATGTTTCTTGCTCCAACACCTCTATATAGAGTACCATTCTGACCAGGATTATTTCTAGATAAAAGTTTAGATACAATGCTAGGAATATCTCTACCTTTGTAAGATTCCTTAAAATAATCGTAACTACTGTCTCGTACAACAGAATTTAGTCCGCCGCCAGAAGATTGTGTGTATAAAGCTACTATTTCACGTAAAGTTGGAGTTACGTTAAGCGGAAACTTATCCTTTTTAGGATATTTTTCCATATTATTTGCTAAATTTATTTCAGCTTTTGGTATATTGTTATATTTAAGATAGGAGGGGTCAAGCATACCTATATAATTCTGGCTAAACTCGTAACCGCCACCACCATAAGGGTCTTTAAAAAATGTTAATTTTCTTCCTTCCACAGATACATCTTGATTTTTCTTTCCGCCATTAACAAACTTACTAACTCTTCCACCGCGAGCAAAACCCTGAAATCCAGACTTAGTCTTCGTCATTCCTTTTGAAATCTGAGTTAAGCTTGGCCCATATAAAGTTGCAGCTAAAGCATCCTGAAAATTATCACCTTCAATATATTCGATTATTTCCGGCGTAAGTAATGTTTTGTCTGTACTTTTACCAAAATAATACTCTCTTAGACTTTTAGCAAATAAACTACTTGTTAGTTTTGGCTTTTTAATATTGAAATCACGATATTTTTTAACATTACTTGATATTAAAGTATTACCTATATCCGGAAGATTATTACCCTTTAAATTCTTATAAACTCTGTTAGATAAAGCGTGAAATGGGTTGTATTGACCAGCAACTTGACTTTGATAATTAGCTTCTTGTCTATCGTAAAAATTATTAAAATCAAATATTTTTCTATGCTGTTGAGCGGCTCTAAAATCTGTACCTCTTATTAAAGCTTCAAATAAAGCCGGAACGATATCATTTCGAATTGAAAGAGCATCACGATTCAGAATGGTCATAGAACTATTACCAGAGGTAATAAATCTGCTTTGCAGGCCGGGCCGTCTAAATCTATTTGCGTAAAGAGCACCGTCAATAGAACCGGATAAATCTAGACCAGTTTTCTTTTGAATACCTATTAACAGCTTACGCTTAACGTATGACGGAAGAACTTTAGATGAAGAATTAATGTCGTCGTAATACGATTTATGTCTTCTGTTACTACCAAATGAACTACCTAAATCAAGTTCATAATCTTTATCTCCACCATCCATAAATTTCTGGATTTTTCCACCGCGAGCAAATTTCGGCATTCTTCCAGTTCTATTAGCTTCATATAAATTCGCCATTCCGATTCGCTCAACAGCTTTGCGTCGAACAACGAATTCGCCGGGTTCCAAAACAGCCGGAACAGTATCACCGAAACCGTGACCTGGGACCGGTCCGCCAGTAGAACGACGGATTGGTACAGCGGCTTTAAAAACACTACCGGCAAATTGCAAACCTTTGATTGTGGCAAGCGTGGTGATAAGAGGAACAAGAGGTTCAACAACCTTAGACAGTTCTAGTAATCGTGTTGTAATTGTTAAAATTTGACTGGTGAACGAAACGAAGGCTTTATTACTGGTTAGAACGCGAAATAAATCTAGAAACTCTTCTTTTACCTTCGTTAGTTTATTGACCATTGAGTCTTGAGCACGAACGGCGTCAATCGTTAAAGAATTGGTTCCGGCGATTGCGACACCGCGAGCCTTTTCGGCAACCTCAAATTGCTGTAAAAGTGGGATAACGCGGGAGATTTGGCGATAACCACCAAGTTCCTCAGTGATTTGAGCAAACCGAATATCGCGGTTATCTAGGGCCGACAGGCTCCGACTTAAAATACGAATAGACTCGTATAAACCTTTAAATTTACCTTGGGTGTCGGTAAGCTCGATACCAAGACCGCGAAGTAAATCGATTGTATCTTTTCTTTGGATTCTCGTAAAGATTGTGCGAAGACCGGTAGCGATTGTTTCCGCGCTTTCGCGGGTAGTTTGACGGACAGAAGTAAATAGGGCAATAAATTCTTTAAGGTCGCCGCCGGTAGAAGCAAACACGCCACCAGCACGCTGAACCGCCTTGATAATATCACCGGCTTCAACCGCGAACGCACCGGCTACAGCATTTACGGAGCCAAGAGAGCCTTCTAGGTTTTTAACATCTAGGTTGAACTGCTTTAGAATAGCAATCGCACCTTCGGCGGTTTCTGCCATTGAGTCGAAGTTAGGAGCTAACGCAGCTTTAGCAAGAGCTTCAAGGGCGATTCCGGTTTCTTTTGCGGTTAAGCCAGCCTGAGCTAATACTTTTGCCGTCCCAATAATTTCTTTTGAAGAAACGCCTAGACTTCTGGCTAAGTCGCCGACTTCCTTGGACAGTGAGGATAGTTGTTCTACAGATTTACCGGTTACCTGCGCGACCTTTACAAGTTCGTTTTGGAAATTTACGGCTTCTACAACACCGGATTGAAGTGCGCGGTACAAACTAAGGAAAGTTCCGGCAGCAACAATAAACGAAGTGAATCGTTTTCCGGCCAACGCGGTACTTTGGGCCAACGTGTTCATTTGGGTGGAAGTTTGTTTTGCCGCGCTCGCAACATTCCGAATGTTTACAGCTACTTTACCTGTTCCGCCACTTAACTTACTAAGCGTTGCAAGGGTCTGTCCAATATTAGCATTAAATGTAGTTAATGATACGTTAGCGGCATCGATATTAGCTTTTAACGGAACGAACGCTTGACCAATCGCCGTTACGTTCTTTGCGGAGATACCTAGCTTAATATTTGGAGATTTGATTCCGGCAAATGCTTTATTAAGTTGATTAGTAACGTTCGTTAGAGCGTTAGCAGCAAGCCGAAAGTTAATTTCGCCGGTAATTGAGAACTGTTTTGCCATATCGTCCCTATAAAAACGAAACGGGTAGTCCCAAGCATAACAAGCTCAAAGACCACCCGTTAATTACTAACACTATCCTTTTCTATGACTATTTGGAGGTCACAGTCTCCTTCTCAACCTTAGCAACCTTATCGGTTTTCAAGACTACCGGATTTCCGTCGTCGTCTAGGAACGGGGCAAAATCTTCAGCGACAGGAATACCGTCATCATCAACTAGTTCGCCGTCAGCATTAACGAACTTACCTTCTTCGTTAATATAGCGGCCTTCTTCATCAACTCGCTTACCATCAGAATCTACAAAGTTTCCATCTTTATCAATCCACCGCATATTGTCGTCAACAAGGCGATAGTCAATTAGAAACTTATTTTCCGGCAAACTCTTTTCAAAGTCTTTTTCTAAGCCGTATGTCTTATAAGCAAACGCCCTAGCGGCGTCTAGAGAAGCTTGTTCGTCAGAACGATTGATATAGTCATCAACGTTTTTGAAGTACTTAACTCCATCTTTATTATACACTACGCAGGACGTAAGTAAATAGTTAAATCTTGCCCGGTCGCCGAAAGCTTCTGCGGTAACTTCGTCGGCAGCATTACGCTCAGAAAGAAGGTCTTGCATCTTAGCTCGCACAGTCTTAATATCCAACGCAAGCTTCTTACCTTCACTAAGCTTCATACGTCCGCCACGAAGCTTCTTTAAATTGTCGCGAAGCTCTTTACTGAGGTCGCGATATTCCTTTTCAAGATTGTCGTTCCAAATATTTTGTTCACGAAGAGTTTGCTCGACCTTCGCACGAAGGATAGAACCGCCCTCAACAGCCTGACGCCAAGCACGGTTATACGCTAGGTCACCACCGATTTTGTCGGCCTGTGACGGTGACTGAATAGCTAGTTCAATCTCGTTGCCGTCCTTATCCTTGGTCTTAAATACTTCTTTATTCTTTTCCATCTTCTTTCCGCTCCTTAACCGGTAAAACCTTATTATAGCGTTTCCACGTAACTGAATACTGACACAATTCAGCTTCAGCCGCTCTAATTTGGTCGTTTCCCTTATCTAACAACTTCTTACGAACAGCGTCCCATAGTACCCTAAACTCTTTTTGTTCCTTAGAGAGTTCGCGATATTCCTTACCAGCACCCCAAATGAAGCCGAAAACAGCCTCGAAATCTGAAATCCCACCAATCATAATGGTATTCATCTTCTTCTTTAGAATAGATATTAATCGTTCCAAAGATTGCTTATCATATCTTTCTTTTTGAGATTGCAGCAAAATCTTGTTCGCGTTATTCGCCAAATGTAACATTTCTTGCGGGTCCATACTCTATCCTTTATTAAACTGCATCTGTGCCATCTGCATACTTAAACGTTGGGCAACATCCGGCAGTTCTACTTCGTTCGCCGAACCTTTTCTCCTGATAGCGTCACTTCTTTTACGTTTGGTAGCTTTAGCCATTTCGTCATTGAGGTCTGCGATTCTAGCAACATCTTCTTTTGAATCTGCCGGTATATAGATTTCCTGTGAGTTCTTGATTTTTTCGTTTTGGGTGAAAGATTCAGCAAGGCTTTGACTTTGGTTTTTCTTACGAGCCTCAGACTTAATAAGAAGCCACCCATCAATCATATCGTTATCTTCAAAAAAATCGTCTGGCGGACAATCATCTGCCTCATATATGTTATCATAGATATTTGACCAAAGAACAACGTTTTTCTGGTCATTACTAAATGCGGAGGTAGGGACAGCGAAAATAGGTGAGCCGGATTTACGACAAGCCCACAGACTACGCCAAGGTTCAGTTCTAGCAATTTCCCGAATCTGTTCTTCAGATAGAGATAGCTCACTATACTTTTCGATAACCTTGTCTAATTTGTTGTCTGGAGCGTCCCAGGATGGCACCAGCCAATACTTAGAACCGTCAACACGATATAATGAGTCACCAAGAAGAAAACGCGTCTTGGCGGACGAGGCGATGTATTCGGCGGTGATAGTATTTAATGAATTCTTTAAAACGGCAAGTTCTTCGAGCCGTTCTTTTGCTTTAGATAGGTACTTCTTGATTTTTAACCGCTCACCACTTCGATAAGCCGCGCGGTAAAGTTCTTTCTTCAACTTATCAATATCCTTTGAGAGCGTATCCATTTCCTTAGCTAATTCCGTCGACCAAAGCTTTTCTTCAATCATCAAATCTAATGCGTCATCAGACGTATAGACTTCTTCTGATAAAGCTTGTTCTAAAACCCGAAAATATAATTCGGAAGCTTCAACTATCGTGTCGGGAGACGGAGATTTTAAAACAAAGATTTCGCCGTCGATTTTAAAACGAAAATGGCCCGAAACAAGTCGGGCCACTAACATTTCTCTTTGTTCGTAAATCATTATCCTTTAAAAGTCCTGTTCAGTTCTTATTAGGGAACTGGAATTCGAATACCTACTGTTGGGTCGTATGGAGACGCGACAATCAGGTCGTTGAAGTTCTGGTAGGTATAAGAAAGCGTGGTATTTCCACCACCAGCGTCACCACCAGTCATATTGACGGCGGAAAGCTTATTCTTAGTACCAAGGTCGAACTGTAGACCTTCGGTCATTCGAATCTTAATGGTGCGGTTAGTAAGGTTATTACCAAGGTCAGAACCACTAAGAACACCGTCTTCAGTCGCAGAAACACCGTCGTAACGAACAGCATTCGTGGTGATTTCGCAGGTTACTTGAACAGGGAAGTTGACGAACCGGTGATAAGGTCCGCGCCGACCAAGTTCGAATAGTTCCTGACGACCAAGGTCAGTGCTAATTGAGATACTCTGAATGTGAGCACCGAAATCGCCGTTAGAATCCTTCTCGTTTAGACCGGAAGATGAAACACCGTCAATATCCGGAGGAAGAATAGAACACTTATTGGTATTAACCATACCGTTAACGTCGCGAGTAATCGGCAGAGTACCAGAAACGGGGATGAACAGAACGTTTTCACGCCGTTGAACACCACCGGAACCAGTAATAGCTCGCGGTTGGTCAGTACCGTCAAATACGGACGGAACAGCAGACAAACCGTTGATTGCCCAAACCTTGTTATTACCTACGAGCGTAACACTCTCAGTACAGCTTCCTTCTACCGGTAAGCTAATATTAAGAGAACTGACGAATAGACCAGAACAAGCAACTCGCGCTTGCGGAACACCGGAAGCATTATCATAAGCGTCATCGAACGTATGTAAATAACCAATAGTCTTAACAGTGGAACGACCGGCAAGAGAGGCGGACGCAGCACCATAGGTAGCTTGCTGATAAACGGTCGGATAACCGTCAAGAACCTTCTCAACAGTCATCTGAATGTTTGGAATCTGCTCGATATTTTCGTAAATCGCAAGTTGACCTATTTCGAAAATTTGGTCAAGATTGAAGTTTGTGGTCATACCAACAGACTGAACGCCGTGCATAAAGTCCGCACTTGCCGGATTTACAGTTCCGACCGGCGAAAATGCCACGCTTTGTACAGCATAATATAATCGTTTATTTCCCATTTATATTTTCTCCAAGGCTAAATATGCTTAATTACTTTCTAATCTTATATACACTTAAATCTCTGGCATCCCTACTTCGCACGCACATTTTGCAACACCTATATAAACATTACCAACGGGCGGTAAACAACTTGTGCCCATTCCCATGAATCTACAACGTCTACCAGCCCACTCATAACCACCATTTTCCGGCACTTCTAGCATTTGAGGATAAGTCTTTGCCCCAGACGCCAAACTACCATTTAATTTAAGCGGCCAACCATTAGAGCGATTAACGGAATTAATGTCGTACATAAGAATTGTTTTTTCGTTCTGATAACCGATAGTATCAACAATATTATTTCTCTCTGAAGGCGTTTCGGCTAGAACGTGAAAGACAACATCAGAATAAACGTATTGTCCGCCACCAATTTGCATTCCCTTATATGAAGTATTTTCTATTGGCTCGACAACAATTGCTGGTAACTGAACACGATTTTTAGCAAGAATATTCCAGACGCCGGACCCAACCTGGGTAAATTGAGGGTTATCAACACGCTGCGAATCAACTTGTATTTCTTTAAACCAAGTTGTGTTAGCATCATAAACGTAGACCGCGCGAACAGAATAATTTAATTCGACGCGACTTGTCAGTGGTAACGCAGAATTAAAAACAACTTGACCATTAGGATAATCTACATAGTATTGGCCGGTTGGCTGTTGAAAAACACCATTTACGAATACGCCGGAAATATGTATTGGCTGCGTATGATATTCGATTCCGCTTTCCCAAACCCAATCTTTCCTGTGTGATTGCCACGTTCTACCGTCTGTGCGTCCCGGAATATTTACAGGACGTAAGCGAGCCGGTTCGCCGCCATACGCTCCGGACGAACCAATAGTTACGTTTGTGAATGCCCCAATATTCAAAAATGCAAATTTCATCCATTCGGAAACGTTGACCGCGATTTGTTCCTTTAGGAGACTCTCGCCGTAGTCATTCGTACCTTTAAAATGAATGTAGCTTCCGGTTACCATTAGAGATTCACCGCCACTTCATTAAAAATCATTTCGGTAATGGACTCAAGATTCGGCTCTAAAGCTCGCAAGATAAAATTATCGTCTTCTGTCCCTATAAAAGTAACTGGAACTTTTCCGGACGTAAGAAGGTTGTAGAAACCAGCCCGCTCATAAACCATTCGCGCCATACCGCTTCGAGAAGTCGGAAAGTTGCCGTAAACAATAGAATGATGAATAACAACGGTATTTGCGGCTTTTGTTAACAACCAGTCAAGCCAAGGAATAGGTTTTCCACTAGGTTCAGAAACATATCTTGCGGTCGGCAGCGATAAAAGTTGTGAATATTCTCCATTAAATACGATGATATGAATCGACGGCATTAGGCCAGGATGAACAAATATGTCGAGTTTTGTGTTATTTTTAAGAAATTCTATAATTGGGTCAACCATAACAGTGCGACTTACCAAGCCGAGTTCCGCTTGTAATACTCCACCCTCTAAAGATTTATATTCTGGACAAGTCTTAAGAGCTACGCCCACTAATACGCGAACCTTATCTTCAAGCTGTCCTTTTACTTTTCTAAAAGAATCTACAATACGACCAGCAACATGCTCCTGTAGACTTTGTTTTGCCGCCAACATATCAAATCTAATCGTTGTCATTACACGCGTTTGCAGATACTAAAACAGATTTTTTCCGGCGTAATATTACTGGTATCTAAGATTTCGCTGTCAAGCTTGAACTTGTACTGAATGTAGTTTTCCATCGGGACGTTGACGATGGCATATTCACATTTCATTAGTTTGGGTAACAGGCCAATTACAGTTTTAAGCTCGCAAATTCCGCCAGCCTTACGAATCTCCATGTTCTGCGGCATAATCTGAAAAGTTCGTGGGTTCCAGTTGATTGAGGCGTTAATTGTCTCAGTTACTTCAGTTCTCCTAAATCCTGTTCCACCGCATTGTAAACAGTCGCGATTAGCGACTGGATAACGACCGGGCGGACCAACATTTGGGTTTTGAGCGCTAACTGTATCGATACCGCAGCCGGAACAAGGTTCTTCATCGCCGGAATAAACAAGACGGACTGGTTTACCGAGCGCAACTAGCAAGTCCATCTGACTTTCGAACGCTAGTTTTCTGATATCATTAGTTAATTCAAAGATGAAAGCCATTAAGATAAATTCTTTCTGTAGATTTTACGATAAAAAATCTCTCTAATATAGGTAGGGGCTATAATAGTATTGTACTTTTCTTTTATTTGATAAGAAATATCCTTGTACGCAAATCCACTATTTATTAGACTAATAATCTCAGCGAGAATGTTTTCAGTCACTTTAATAGGTTTTTTAGACTCTTTAGAAAGAGAAAAACCTGGGCAAGAAGAACAGATATTAACTATTCTTGTTCTGTTCACACGAAACCCAACATACTTTGTTAATAAGTTTTGTATTTCCCAAATCTTTTTATTTTGAAAAAATCTTAAATACATAATATAATCAACAGTGTCTTGACTAAACAGACCAATTCGTTTGAACGGCTCCCAATCTTCAGATATCCATTTATTGTTAGATAAAATCGCAACAACAACGCTTGAAGAAACCCTAAATCCAAATTTCTCCGACATTTTATCGCCGATTACTTTAGAAGTTAAATTCTGATTTTTAAACCAAAATTTACGAATATAATTAACGTTATCCCAACTTAATTTTGAATTCCTATTTTCCTTAAGCATAATATCACGGCTATTATCTCTATCGGTTCCTAGCTTAAGGTGTTGTGGATTTACGCAACCTCTATTCGCACAAACAGCATGTCTAACTAACAAATTTTTATCGCAGGAGCCATTTCTTATGCAGTAAGAAACCCTGTGAGCACGATAATGTTTACCAGAAATTCTAAATAGACCGTACCCATCTCCGTTCTTAGCACCTTTCCATTCCCAACAAGAATCTTCATCCTTTATGTCTACCTTTTCCCAGAATTTTTCATTATCGATTTGATGAATCTCAAAATCCATATTTTCTTGTGACTTGTTATACAAATCGGTATACACCGACATATAATATTTTTCACGTTTATCAAGAATTAACTCTTCAGACTTTTCTAGTAAGTGACAATGAAAATTTGACCAGCCATATTTATTAAAATCAGACTGTAATTCTTTGTTATGATGTTTTCCTGTTTTTAGAATATTTTTATGGTTCTTAACTCTTTTATAAACATTGAAACTTCTTCCTACGTAAATTTTACCGGTAATATAGCATTCTATAGCATAGATTCCCGGATACTGATGACGTTTAAAATATTCCAATTCTGGCGAACAATTCATATTTAACTTTTCCTTTAGGTTAAAATAGATAAATTAGGCGGTATAGAAAGTTGGGTCGTCGAACTTTAAATTTTTTCTATCAAATAACACTTTCGTTTCTGAGCCTATATCACGAATAACAGCGTTTCCTGTATAGGTTTTTGCCAGCCTACCATTAATAGATACCACAGCGGTTCCATTATTCATATTTGGGTTGCCGGGCACCACCCCACTTGCGACATCTGTAGCTGTAATAGCTGCCATAACCTAAACCTTTATGCTCTAGGACTTTCCGGATTGTAATTATTACGTTCGTGCGAGCTAAATATTCTGAACCCAGGAGACAAAATTACACTACCGGCAGAAAAATTACCGGAACTATAGTCGAATAAAGCGTTTTCATAGTTTTCACAAGCAGACTTAGCAAATTCTGCCGTACCGTCCCCAATTCCTCTTAAGTCTATAGCACTAGCCGAGTCCTTGATGTAAATAGCGCTTCCAGCACTCTTTTTTCTTTCAGCGTTCGCGATTATACAAACAACCTTCAGTAAAGCTAGGCCAATAAAACTATCGTTTCGCGAAGAACCTTCTGTTGGGTCCGGAGTAATAGTCATTGACTCTAAATCTACAGAGAAGCCGGTAATATCTGTTCGATTAATTACATCTTGACACGCCATTAAAAAAACGCGTTGCAGACGATTGTCTGTGTATTTTTGCGGTTCGTCCACGTCGTTTATCAATTCTCGAATCGCTAATATCGGCCCATACATCCACATTGTTTATTATCCTAGATTCGGGAATACTTGAAAAGTTTTAATATCTGAGTAAAGCGGACCAACACCGCTAACATTAACTATACCTTGAGAACGCCACTGTCCCTTTTCAGAAAGAAAACCGCTTTCAGAGATATAAAGTAATTTACCGTCTGTTCCATCTGTGAAAAATGACGGAGTAACAGTAGTCGTACCTTCTGTCGGCTTCTGAAAAACTACCTGTTTTGATGTGGAGCCATTCAATGGGACAACTGTACCGTTCTCGTCTTTAACTGTGTAGACGAATGCGGTCCCAGTATCTCCAACATGTATTTCACCTGCGGCCATTCTTATACCTCCACCTATAAATACACCCGAAAAAGCATTTATGGGACAATGAAGTCTATATCGTGTTGACGTTTAATAAATAGGTTTGTAGGTATTTCGCGGTTCAAATAAACGTTGTAGTCGGCCACACGGTTGATGTTTAAATCTTCAAGACTTTCCTTGTTGATGTAAAGAGTTTCGTCTTTCTGCCTGTTAACATAAACGTCGAAATACTTGTAGCTGTTAACTACAATACCTTGCGTATATAGGTTTAGAACGCCACTACTAAAAAACAGGCCGCTACCAGCCGTATACAATGGTATATTACCGGAAACTTGAACTGACTCAACAGAACCGACCGTATAAAGGAAAAGTGGGCTGGAAACAGCGTCATATCCACCCAAATGTAAATCAAGAGTTCCGTATGAAATTGTATGTGCGGGAAGATATAACGGAACATTAGAGTTTATTGACGAGTGGCCGAAAGTCGTTAGATTTAACGTGCCGGAATCTACAAAATATCCATTGGTAAATAATGTTATTGTTCCGGAACCGCTTAGATTTCCGAGCGAATAAAGATTAACTGTTCCAGAAGAATACTGAAATCCGCCGGTAACTAAATTTAAACTAGCATTTTCATATCCTATTCCGTACCCAGTTGTATAGATGTCTAGGCTCTGACTACTTATGTTGTGGCCTAAAGCATAAAGATTAATACCGGAAGAAAATGGTTGATGTCCAACACAAACTAAATCAATATTTCCGGACGAACTATTAAATCCGGACAGATAAAGATTAACTTCGCCGGATGCGGCTTGATGTCCAACGGTAAATAACGTGCAGTTTCCACTGCCAACCGAATGACCGACAGTATATAGGTCTAAATTACCACTAGATAAAACGTGGCCACAGGAATAGAGTTGAAGACTACCGGAATTGACAGAATATCCGCTCGTATAAAGCGGTAAATTACCTGAATCGGCGGAATGTGCGTTTAGATAAAGATTTAGATTGTCGGAAGAATTATCGTGACCGCAAACATAAAGGTTACATATGCCGGAAGATGAAGTTGGTCCGGCAGGAGCGGCAACCGCCTGAATTTCTTGTTGGAACAGTACGTACGGTAGGTAATAATCAAATAGCATTGTTGACTATCCTACCTATCTAGCGAGCATTAACTATCTCGCGATACGATACGCCGCCAAACTCTAACCGCGCCGTCTATAGTTCCGCTAGTAATAACAATATAGGATTCGCCAACAGAAGTTCTATTGGTTGATTCGTCATACTTAAGAGCGCCGGTAGAACCAATTGCGGAAAGTGGTGTAGAAGCTACCAAATCTGTTCCGTCCGCTCGTTTTACAACGTTTACGTAGGCTGTTGTAACCGCCGTAACAATTTCCGGTCCTTTAAACCAACTAACGGTATACTCGTCTTTAGCCGCAACGGTATCTCGTTCTAAAACAATGTCAGCGTAATAGTTGCCATTATACTGGTCGTACGGCGTAATATTGATTTTTGTATCAACATTATCAACATTTAAGCCGGAAACATTTATAACTAATTCGCCAAGAGTGTCACGGTCTGTTGCATTAGCAGTAAACGAATACCAACCACGACCAATTTCAGAAATCGCTCCTGCGGCAGATGAAAAAGAGCCGCCGTTTTTTGAGAGATTGATGTATGGGATAACACCTGTAGCTCCAGTAACTCTATCGAAATTGTCGGATAGAAAAAATTGAATTGGGTATGTTGTCGAGTTTTGCTGTCTACTAAACATTTACGAACCTCGACTTAGAAAAAGAGTTTGGATTGCTTTGTAAAGCGCCTATATTCTTATAAGATGTTGGATTGATAATGCCGGTCATATTGATGTACTGAGTAGCTCCTTCACCAATAGCTTCCGTTCTGATTCTAAAATCGCAACCAGTAGCATTAACGTACGGGTGGGTTTTATAAAATATCGAATCTATTTCATCAAAACAGTTACCAAGAAAAGTTGTTCCGGAACCATTTCTAAATGCTCCACCACCCCAACCACAATTAACTAAGAAGCCGTAACCGGAAGAAAATGCTGCTACTTTAGGTATGTTTATGCCAAATCCACTATTCATGACAAAATTCGTGTTTTTGATATTCAAGATAAATCTGGATGTGGTGCTAGTATTGGCAAACTTAATGGCATCATGAGCATTCTGGTAAAAATCGCAATTATGTATATTAACAATACTATTTGTACCTAAAACACTATTTATTACATTTCTACCATTTCTGTAGAATAAACAACCGTCCATATAAAGAGAAACTGTTGTAACAATTACGTCATTTGGATTATCGTGGAATGAAGAGTCTTTAAGAAATAATGTTTGGTTTCCAGTAATCGTATTTACTGAGGCACTTTGAAGACATGTTCTATAAAATTCGCAATTATCAACCATCAAATTAGCAACCGCCGCAAACGCTGGACCGCCCGTATTACATACCGTTACTCTTCTTAATAATGTTGGAGTAGTTAAAGTCATTGAAACAGCACTCTGACTTGCTATACCGCTTACTCTAATGTTCGAAATAATAGTGTTTGCCGGGAAAGCAAAAACTTGGGATGTGGTTAATCCTCCACGACAATCAAAGTCAGCTATTCCACCATCATCTACCGTCGAGGAATATCCATTTATAACTATTGGTCCAGAAGTGAAACTCATTATAGATTTTGGAGAATATTTAGCGTTGTTACGGAAATTTATCCTTGGGTATGAACTACTAGCACTAATCGGTAAAGTTGTACTATTAAATAATGTGCGAGGAAAATTGCTAGATGGATTTGGACCTAACCAAGCTCCACCAAATCTAAAACTTACGTTATTATCGCCAGTTGCTATCTCACCCATTCTTTTAATAGGGTTAATAACAATGCCGGTAGAGTTTAAAAAATCAACCATACCGACAAATGGCGTGAGGCCACCAGCACCAGAAGACTCCGGATAAATGGAAATCCAATCTCCGGACGAGATAATACCAACGGGATTTATACTTGGAGTAAAGTACGTGCTTGTTGTATTGTTCCAAGACCCATTAACGCCAAAAAGTAGTGGCTGTCCAGAACTTGTTCCGGCATTAAGATTTGAGCCATTAATCGGGTCACAATAAAACTCTAAATAAGCCATACTTTAACCTATTGTCCTGTACCAACAAATAAGGGGCCTTGCGGCCCCATTTTTTATAAAACAGTAAATATGCTTATCAATAAGTTTTAGTTAGAGCCAAGCAGAATGTAACGGTTATCAAGTGCGGCGAAACCTACTCGACACCATCCGTAGTGACCTTCTTTACCGCTTCGGTGCATGGTCGGGTCATCGAATACCTGAACTTGGTCGCGAACCGGCATAACGAACGGATAACCCTGTCCGGAACGGTCTAGACCAACAACAAGCTCTACGTCAGTCGAAGCAAGAGCACCACCAAGCTCGTTGGTAAAGTACAGTTGGAATTCCTGACCTTCGCCGAGTTCATCGAGGTCTTCAATGAAAACGTTGAAAATCTTACTGATTGAACCGTCACCGCCAACGAAGATTTCTCGACGGGTAACTTCATCGACTTGGTCGATGCCCCAGTTCCGCATATCTTCCTTGTTTTCCGGCGAAACATAAAGGTGAGTTAGCTTCCGGCGATTGTATGAACCGGAGTTACCACCACCGTTTCGGCGCATTGCGGTCATCATAAGAGAAATTAGACGCTTGGTAAACTGACCAACACCAGCATCCGAATCATAGATAACGGCGTTTCGGTCAACACCGGCATAAAGCAGGGTTCGCCAACCGTCGTTATTCATCTTTACCACGAAGTGAGCTTCCATAATTCCCATGATACGGCCAACGATATCCCAACGACCGTACTTGGCGTGTTCAAGCAACCAATCCGCCGAACTTGCGATTCGGTAGGTCGGAATCTGAACGTAGTCGCCTTCGAACGTACGTTGCGGAATATAACCGTGATTAGGAATAGTGTACGCAACTTGGTCCTTCTCGGTGCCCGGCTGGAGAACGTCTAGCGGGAACTCGATGGGTCGGCCATCAGAAAAATCAATCGCTGCAAAGATACCATTTAGAATGTCGCCATTCATAATACCTTCGCGAAGCGGAATCTCCATAGCCTTTGACATTTCGGCCTGTGCGGCGAAAGCAATTCGGGTATCATTATCAGCACACCGCTTTAGTAAAGCAGTTAGTTGCTCTTTCGTATATTCTTCTGTGGCCATATTTAAAATATCCCTTCTTTGTCTACATTAACCTAATTAGCTCTGGGAAGTTGAGTTAGGTGCAGGTAGGTTAATCTCTACCTTTGCATAACCATCTTCATCTTTAAGTGACTTCCAACGACCAACCCAAGGTTGATTCGGAACGTTAGCTTGTAGGTTAGTTAGCAAACCGCTATTACCGACATAAGCGTTCTCGCCGATAGCGGGAGAGATGCCGGGCATAATACTGTTTGTAACAACCCAACCCTTCGTCATAACACAAACCTTGCTACCCTTCTGGACTTCATCCTTGTACGGATTAAGGTGCTGACGGGTAAGGTCAAGGTCAACAACGTCGTTTAGAAGCAAGCCAACAGGTTTGTAACCAGACGGATTAGCCGGGGCAACAACAACTGCGGCAGATTGGTCGAGAGCGGCACCAGAACCACCAGTGTTGTGACATACAATACCACCGCGTTCGGCAGTAGTATTCATGAAGTAGGTGATTTCTGTTACGTCTTCTCTTCGGTCGCGCTTAAGAGCCATTATTTATTTCCTTTGCCTAGAGTTTTATAGAAACCGCTATTTACGATAAACGAAGCCATAGATTGAGCAATCGGGGCTTTTTCTTCTGTGTTGCTGTTAACGCCAAGGGCAACATCAGGCTTTTCTTTTGCATTTGCTAGAACGGTTTCAGCGTCTTCAGACTTGTTTTCAGGCTTCGCGTACTTAACTGCGGTAGCTTCAACAACAATCTTATGCTGTTCGTCATTAAGATTAATAAACTTCGCGGCAAGAACAGGGGCTTCATCACCGGCACCAACAAGCTCGAAAGCTCGCGTGCGGTCTGCAAGAACCTTTTCAGCTACAACCTTGGAAAGCTCGGCCTTAACGGTTTCTGTTTCCTTACTTGCAACATCAAGTTTTGCCTTAACGTCGTCATTAACTTTCTTTACTTCCGCAAGTTCAGTAGTAAGTGCGGCAATCGCGGTTTCTTTTGCGGCTAGTTCAACTTTAAGTTGTTCTACGGTTTTGGCGAGCGGGTTTTCAGTTTCCTTAGTATCCACTGATTCTGCCATATTCTTCTCCATGCTTGCTAAAACTGTTTCAGTTTTAAAAATCACACTATTTTCATTAGCGGGTTGTCTTACCAAACCCTTGCCAGCAAATACGATATTTCGTAAAACCCGGCCAACCTTACAATTGTTATATACACCATTACCTCCATAAACACGTAAATGTTTGGAGATACCAGCGGTACTTTTATTGCGTTGAACAACAGTTAAGTTACCTTTAGAATCTAAAAGACCGTAATCAAAGTTAGGAACAAACGCTTCCATCGATAGGAACCATTCCCCCGCTTCGATTTCCTCAATAAGCTGTTGTGCTCGACGCATATGGTCTGGGTCGCGCCAATACTTATAAAGGACGGAGTTATTAACGATGTGATAGTCGTTAGGTAAACTCTCAGCTTTAGTATCTTCGGCAATCAGCTTTAATTTGTCGTCAACAGGATATGTGCCGGTTATATGACCGATAATATCTGTTCCCATATGTTCATAATTAAACGGCTTGTTTTCCGGCGTATGACGAGCAAGCCAAACTTCTACGGGGTCAAAAATTTCGTCGTTCTTATTCCAACCGGTTGAAACTAAAATGCCGGTCATTGGATATAAATCGATTGATTCTTGAGAAGCTTTAGTGTTCTCTACATACTTAGCTATTACTTGCTCTGTTGGTTTAAAATCGCCTTTGGCCGGTATAATCTGGTTGACACAAGAAACAATAGTACTGTTCTTAACAACTTCAGCGATACCGTCAGCGATTTCTTGTTCGAATACTTCTATCATTAGCGAACCTTTATGAATAGTTTGCCAGCATTAAGAGGTTCTTTAGGTTGTTCCGGAGTCTTTTCAACTTCGTCTTTAATTTTTGCGATAGCGAAAATACATGGGAATTCAGTTCCTTCGCCGCCTTGCTCAATAACCTTCTTGATATCTTCGTTTTTAGAAGCATAAATATATTGCTTGCTGCGAATTCCGTTTTCTTCTTTCATTTCCGTTTCCATACGGACACTCATATAATGAGATTCTTTGCCGTTAGAATCGTAAAAACAGCAGCACTCAGTATTAACGCAACAAACATTATCTACAGATTTGCCGTCGACATCAACGGTCATCTTCTTAGTTTCTGTGTCACAAACGATATTAATCTTCGCCATCTTCATTTTCCTCTTCTATAAGTTCATCTTTATTATACACTTTTGACGCAATGTGTGAGTAAGCTATAGACTGAATCGAACGGGCTTCATCAACAGAAATTGGGCGACCGGCAGCAACCTCTTTAATCAGTTCCGCGCGGTAAATAAAGAATTCTTCCGGGACAGAAAGGCTATTAATTGATTCGCTGATTAGTTCGGCGGTCACTTCCGTGTAAGGCTCAAAACTACACAGGACAGAGAACTTAAGGGTTTCAAATTCATCCGTCTCTTCATTGGTGAGTTGCCGCATATTCTTTTTACCGGCGCGGGTTAAATAGAGTGGGCCTAAAACATCGGCGATTTGATTCTGTACGTTTTGTGCCCAGATAAAATCGCGGGAGAAACCTTTGATTGTCTTCGGCTTGATTGGCTTCTTCTTACGCTTCTTTGAGTCTTTCTTGTTAACCGGTCGTCCTTGTCCCGCGCGACCTTTCGGCTTCGTTGTCACAGACTTCTTTTTAGCTCCCGGAACACCGGCAGGAGCGGGCGGTTTAGCTGTATCAGCTTTCAGTCTCTTGTTAAAGACTTCATCGTCCGTTTTAATTCCGGCTTCAGAAGGCCGAATAATTCCGGATTGTAAAGCAATCTTCTGCATATCGAAATCTTTTTGTGGGTTGTGCCACGGTCCAGCCTTCGCCGGAATCTTCCCGGCCTTCCGTAGATTTTCCTCATGGTTAATTCTGGATAGTTCAATATTGTTGATTGTTCCGAAGCGATTACGAACTTCTTCTTCGCTAACAATACCACGGTCAACAAGCTGAATAAGTAAAGCCTTCATTGCAGCTTCATCAGAAAGAATATCGTAGTCGAATACAACTTCGATTGTGCCGGTAAAACCAAGCTTCTGTTTTAGAATTGCGATTTCAGCTTGAAGGAACTCAAGTAGGACGGAACGACCATAACTAAGTCGCTCAACAAGAGTTTTTAACGAGATGAAGTTGTTGGTGAAGCCGGACGCACTAGAAGTTCCGGTTAGGGTCGGCGGAATACCAAGACCGGAATAAATTGAGTTAAGAACAGGTTGATATTTGGTTTCACCGAGAAACTGGTGAACGTCGGTACTAGTCTCATTTAATTTGAGTGTGTCGTCCCAAATCAAATCCATTGTTCCGCCGCCTGGATTGGCGAGCAAAGCATTATTCAATTTATTAAAGGCAGCAGCAGTCGGCGCAATCTTATGCTCTAAACTACCAATCGTCCAAATTCGAATATGGGAAATAGCTCCGTCCAACGCCGACAAATCGCAAAGCTTCATCTTTTCGAGCATTGCAATATCGTCGAGAATTGCTCCAAGCATCGGGTCGGCCCACGGTTCCCAATCTTCCTTTTTATAGAAGAAGACTGAAATATCGTTTTGGTCCGGAATGTATAAGCCTTTTTCTCCGCGTTTCGGGTTTTTGATATCCGCCGGAATTAGCTTAACAAGCTCTTTTTCTTCTTCGTTCTTAGGATTTTTAATGGACGTGAGTAATCGTGGGTCAATCCTAATACCGTACGTCGGTTTTCCAACGAAAGTAGCTAACTCTTCATTCATTACCTCGACGCAAAGAGGGTTAATGAAGATGTAGCCAATAGGAATATCTTTGTCCTGCGGGATTTGCGGAACTACTTGCTTTACTGTCTGTGCGGCCTTAATATCGGTGGTTCGGGATATTGTGGCGATTCTTCGCTTTACAACAACATTACCACGCTTGAATAGTCCGTTGATAAAACGTTCCGCGCGGTTAGTTAGTCCAACCTTCTTTGACCACGCCGTCATAAACTTCTGTTCTTTTTTCTTCGAACAGACAATCTTCACGCCTTTAACGGCAAAATCGGACATGAGGTCAACGACGTTGCGGATAAGGCCGGAATTCTTATATGCTTCCTCAGAAGCTTTGATTCTACCTTTTACGTCTCGCGGAACTCGTTCATCGGGACGAAAGTAATCGTAGTCTCGGCGGGAATAACCTTCGCGAACAGAGATTGGGCTATCAATATTTTGAAACATCGTGCGAGCGGCGGAATGATAAATTGCGTTCTTAAATCCGTTCTCGCCGACCATACCTGACTTCTGAAGTGCGGCATTACGGCTTTTCATGTCGTTGCCGTAGCTAACATACATAGGTTCGTCAGGCATAGTTTTCCCTTAATTGAATTGCAATTGAACTACTTATGAAATACACTATTAGCCCATCTTGCAGTATTCAGTCTCGGTGAACCATTGCGGCCCAACGTATAGTGTGCCGGAAACTTCTCTTTTTCCTTTAACCATTCCACCCTTAGCTTCGTATACCGGCATTGTAAACGCTCGCTGCATCGTTCTCGCCGTCATATTTGCCATTAAGAGCGAAGAATAGCGGTCCTTACGCATTCGACCCTTCTTATTACCCTCTTTGATTTCCGGCGTATCCCAATGGTCGCGGCCACTAACACCAGTTTGAGTGTGAACAATAGTTGCCAACTCGTCTTTCATTTCCTCTATTTCCATAACACAGTCTTCGAGCGTATCATACAACCTTGTTTTGTCGCCAGCCTGAACCGCCTTCATATCTTCCTCATGGGAAAACTCTAAGGACAGTGGGTCAAAGTGTGGGAATAGGAGAACGCGGTCTTCGAGGTCTTTACGCATACCGTTATTTGCTTCACTAACCCATTCAGCTTTAGCAAAACTAATCATTTCGATAATATGTAAGCCGGGTTGATTGTCGGTTTCCTTTTCTTTATCTTCATCTATCGTCGGCCAAAGCGAAGATTCACCAACCATTAGCTTATCTTTGTCGGATAAAGCTTCGATTAGAGCGTAGCCACCACCCTGCGTATCAATCGCAATTCTTTCAATGTTAAAATCTTTCATGAGATTGCGAATTTTGCGGGCACAATAACTGTAATAGTCTTGTTCGCGGATTAGGCCGGTTTTAATCTTTTCGCGATGTGACTGCCGCGTCGTCGTCCAACAATACTTGACTCGCCGATGGTCTTCCCATAACTCAAGGATAGTGACGGAGAAATTATCGTTGATTGCGGCGGGGTCTACAGCCATAATGTATTTTAGGTGGCGGTCACCATGTAGACTTGCTTCGAATTGAACTTCACCGGACGAAAGTTTAATAGGCTTTTTACAAACACAACTTTCAATAAGTGAACGTTTATAAAATCCGTTGGAATCTGTTGCGAAACTCGCCATATATTCCATTTGAAATATTGAGCTATGCACAGTAGCTTTAGAGCGAGACACCATCTTTTCATCCATAAATGCCGCTGGTAGAGCAGTATATGGTATTCTTATTACAGCATAATCTCGCCAATCGAAAGATTCGTCGGGCGAACAACCTAAAATTTCCGTTAGTTTGTTTACGTCACCGCGACTCTCAATAATACCTTTATATCTTTTCCAATACCGATAAAAATGATTAAATGAGTAATATGCGGTTCCAGATATAATCGACTGATTTCTAAGCTTTCCATTTTCGCTTTTTAAAGCGTTTACAATTCCTCGTTTTTCTAAAAGTTTTAATCTAGCTCTTTCTTTAGCTGATTCAACCGGATTTGAACTTACGGCACCGAAACCAGCAATAACATTTTCATATATATCTGGATTCATTGACGCAAATTCATCAGAAATAATGTGGGAAGCACGCAAACCACGGATTTTTTCGCCGGAACCAACCGGAATTGCTATACCCCAACTATTACCAATCTTGATTGTAGAACGGTCGATATCTCGTCGTGGACCTTGAAGTTTATCAAAACCTTCTACCATGCTGCGTAGTACCGGCGAATCGTTCCAGAATCGTTCACAATACTCGAATAAAAGTTTAGCTTGACGATAACCGGCACCACACATTACAACCTTTGAACCTTGATTAAATAAAAGTCGTAATACGGTATACAAACCAAGCAAAAAGCTCTTTGACATACCGCGACTTCCTGTTAACAAAGGAAACGGTTTAGTCCATAGAATTTTTTGAACACATAATTGAAATGGGAAAAGTTCAACGTTTAAAAGGTGTCGACATGTGATAGCAAAATTCTCCGGTTTCCTCATCATATCAAGAAGAAATAAGTCCGGAGCTTCTATCTCTTTCCTAGCTCTTTCAGAAAAACAATTCTCAAATTTTACTTCTCGTATATTATCAATTCCTAGAAAGGCATACTCAAGGTCTTCCTCTAAATCCTTGTCTGATTTTGAATGCTTTAAAGATTCTATTATGACTTTTTCAGCTTGATATTTTATGCTACTAGCATTACTTTTTGGCCGCATGTTCCGCTTGAACCACTCTCTTGAAAATCGATAGGATTGCCGCCTCTGCATAAAAACCGGCGTACACTATCTGAATACCATAGTTGACTTGAATATCGAAAGCTCTCTTTATTAAGAATTCAGGACGGATACGCACGTTATACCACATGCGTTTAGGGATGCCGGAATTAGTTGGGAAGTTGACGAGGTCATTAAAATCAAACTCACAGACGATAAACTTATACTTAAAATGCTGTAAACGCTTCATCTCGTCTTCAAACCGTTCTTCAATTGCGTTCTTCGACCACTCCGAGGTTGACATTTTACGTTCAACACAAAGAATATCTTCGTAACCTTTCAGGCTGTAGTCACCAGTATCTAGTTTCGATACTTCTACCTTCCAGTTTTTAAATTCAATCGGCCTTTTTTCACGCGTATCCTGAATAATTGTCAAATTATTGAAAATACTATCCTTTGACATCCTCTAACCTCACTACTTCCTTAATGATATCCTTAAAACATTTCGTTTCCACGACCTTTAATTTGTTGCGTAAATCATTGTCCGCGTGTGACCAGTAAATTTCCGCCTCATCATATTCGTTTAGGTCTTCAATAACGTAGTCCTTATAGCTCAAACCAAACTGTTGAAAGACTTGGTCTACAAATTCTTCAACTGAATAGAGAGCACCGGCAAACAACCTGTATTCGTCTGGTTCGTCCTGACGAGAAATCTGAGCAATAGCTTTCGCCGCGTCCGCCGCATGTAACCAGTCTAATTTCCTATAGATGTTTCCGACCTTGATTGTTGGAATGGAGTCTTTAAAGCGAAGTCTGCTAATCTCGTTAAGAATCTCAATAATGCGGCCAAGCCGCCCTCGCGAACGTGAGGACACAACATTGTAAAGCACCGCAGATGAACAACAAACTCCGTGCTTCCGACGATACAGAAAATTCATACAGTGGGCGTCGTGCTTATAAAGCGTAAATTCGTCCTTAAATTTATCACGGACGGAATCAATAGGAGTGAGGGTGAGATAGTGGGCTTTTTGCGGGCTATTTTTACAGTATTCTAGTACCGCCCTCTCAAATTTAAAACAGGATAGCTCTAGTGCTTCGCGGTCTGTTCTAAATCTTTCGTCGACAACCGCACAATTAAAGATTTCATGCGGCTCAATTCTCTGTAATAGTTCGGTCGGGTCATCAAAAAGACTGAAACGAACAAATTGAACTTGCTCTGGAACATCCAAAAGGTTAAACGCGCGGTTATAGATTCCGGCATAAACTTCATATCCGTCATGAGCTAGACGTTCAACTAAGTGACTACCTATATTTCCGTTCGCGCCGAACACAAGTGCCTTAGCCATTACTCATCTCCTACTGTTTCGTCCGTTAGTATTGGTCTGTCTACATCGCCGCCGCCGTAATCATAGATTTGCGAAAGTCTCTCAGTCTCTAATCTTTGTGCTTCCTTCATTAATCCAAGATACTTTTCTTGAACTATCTGATTATCTTTATCTTCCAATGATTTGATAACGTCGACCCAGTTCTTATTTGCATTTGTAGCTTTATCGATACGTTGGTCGCGAGTACCTTTTAACGACTTCATAATGTCGGAGTGACGTTGCTGTAATGTTCCGAATTCTTTAGTTGCTTCCTTATCATTCGCCTCTAATGCCGAAAACTGTTCGCGAAGTTTAATCTTTTCCGCCTTTTCCATCGGCGTACAATCTTCTCCGGACGGAAGATTCTCCATCTGTTGGATAATATCATTCTTCTGTTCTTGGCAAATCTTGCGAGCCGCAAGGCTCCGGTTCATAAGAATTTCAAACTTAATCAATTGGTGAATTTGAACGGTTTCTGTAAACATAATGTCGTCGCGAAACTGTTTTAGTAACTCCACCCACATATGTTCATAGAATTCAATTTCGTGGTCCGTAAACTGCTCTTTAATACTTCCCCATTGTTTTGATTTACGAAGAGAGAAAAGTGCCGCACCTTCAGCAGCTAATTCGTGTTCCGGATTCTGGTAAACACCGGCTTTCTTTAGAAAGTTAACAACAGAATCTTCTTTGCGATTAAGCTTTTCCGCGATTTGTTCCGGCGTAAACTCTTTGTGATGCTTAAGAATAAAAAGTTGCTCTTGTTCAGATAAGGCACCACGCCGCTTTTCCTTCTGAACTTCTATAACTTCGTTTCCATCCGTATCTATATCAACAACTACTTTTTTCTTTGTCGGAATAAACGTTTTGGTTCTCGCGACCTTCTGTTTATACTTCTTACTTCTCGCAGATTTCGCTAGAATTTCGTCGACCTTCGGATTTCCGGTCGATTCGTGGACAGTAGAATCATCGTTAAAATGGTCGAGTCCCGCATCGTTAAATGGTTCGTCGTCGTCGAAAACTGGAGCGTCATCTGTCATTAATCTATGTCCGGTTGAACTGAGCCTAAGATATCTAGAATGATTCGTTTGATTTGGTTCCGCCGATTTGTTGGGACAGAAACACCTTCGCGGATTTTAAGATAGTCCGCACGATATTCCGCCGGTATTCGCCGGTCTATTTCCTCTTCAAGAAGTGCGTATTCGGCTTTTTCGTGAACTTCGTCAATAACTAAAAGTGGGTCGTCGGCAATATCTTTCATGTTGACTGGTTCGACCAAACTGTTTTTAGTGTTACTTTGAATGGTGTAGGTTTGAAATGGTTTGCAATTATATTTATTTTCGAAAAGTTTACATTGATTTATTGATTCTTGATAGTTTTTATCGTAATGTGGGCAAGTGATACATGGATTTTTGATTCGGCGATGAACATCACGGTTGAGATTACGAAGCCGGTGTTTAACGTGGACGCGAAGGAAATTTTCTAATGGCCGCTTACCGTCATATCCGGCTAATGCCTTAACGCATTCGAGACGCATAGCTTGCCTAACATCTTCAATCGTCATATGGCCGGTCGCTAAACCGGGCGGAAAACTACCGACAATCTTTTCGACAGTTTCAAGAAATTGTTTTTCTGTTAGTCCTTCTGGGTATTCCATACGTATGTATCTACTTCCTCGTACTTGTTATTTGGTGTTGCAAAATTCCTCGTTGTTAAAATAGATGTAGCGATAGACTGTTCGGTTGGGTCATCGGCTTCAAGTTCTTCGTCTAGTTCAGCCTTTAGTGACAAAGTATCAATCACGGTCATTACGGATGCTACAGCCTGCATAGGTTTTCTCCTGTTTTAACTCTATATCTAGTATAGACTTCTGTAGGTAAATACACGAGAAAAAAAATTGTTGGAAAATATACGGGAATCGCGATATAATGGGTCGACATGTAAGTTTTTGCGGTGTAACGAGTTAGGAAAATCTTACGTTTTGCTTTTGCGGAAATCTATATTGTCTAAGGGCAACATACAGCCCAAAGCTAGTTGGTGGTCGCCGTCCTTGTTCGGTAGGCTATCTTTCGGACAGTAAACAAGTAGACCTTTGTATGTAGGTTCCACGAATTTCAGCCACGCATAACACTGTGGCACGAAAGACCTTGGCTGGCGTAGCTGTAGAATGGCAATAACCTGACCATTTAAGCTCGGCCTAAGCCGGTTGGAGTAGCGTCCAATCGGAACGGAAAAAGTGGGCGGTTTTTCGGTGAAATGGTTCCGCCTTATCAAAAATGCTGATTATGCAGACATGGGGGCTATAGCCCCCGTAAGTGATTTTTGAGAATAAAGAGGTTGTATTAGGCGGGAAAAGGAAATTGAAGTCCTCAAGACGTAAATTTCCGTGGTAAATCCCGCCAACCTAACTGAGTAGAACGGACAGACATGAGCGTAAGCGTCTGTTCGTTATACGAACCGTGTTAAACGTTCGTTAGGTTATAGGAGAGCGAATGACAGGTGAACACACGTTAATTCTACTGTTTCCGCATTTGTCTTAAAAACATTACCGGCTCGCTGTTCGTAGGAAAATACAGTAGCTATCAGTTTAAGGAAAAGTCTGGAGTAAAATTGTGAACAAACCTCAGTTTAAATCTCGCGGCTACTTCGGGATTGGCATCTACAACGCAAAGTTTGCGGGAAATCTCGGGACTCTCTGGAGGAGTGCTCATACCTTGGGTGCCGCCTATATTTTTAATATCGGAGAGCGTTATAAGAAACAGAAAAGTGATGTTAGTGTGGCGTTTCGTCACATCCCATTCTTTGAATATAAAGACTTCGAAGAGTTTAAAACAAGTGTGCCGCGCGAGTCAACGTTGGTTGCAATTGAAAATGTTAAACCGAAGTACCGATTGGAAACTTATTGTCATCCGGAACGAGCAATCTATTTGTTGGGTGCGGAAGATGTTGGGCTACCGCCCGAAGTTTTGAACGAGTGTAAGCATACCGTGGTGTTACCCGGCGAATTCTGTTTGAATGTTGCGACTACAGGTAGTATCGTGATGTACGACAGGTTAGTAAAGAATGGACGATAACGATGTGCCATCATATAGGACGAACAGAATTAAGTCAAGACAGTGCCGCGCGGACCACGGATTTTGGTGTCGTGGATGTGACGCTCATATAGTTTTTGAAGGACAGGTGTGCCCAACTTGTAAGAATGAATACCATAAAAATGTACGTTCAGGGAAAACAAAACGTTGGAAATTTCAAAGGAATAAAGATGGTCTGGGATAGAAGCAAACAAAATTACTGGATTTCTAGAAACAATAGATGTATTTATTCAAATGCTGAAAATAGGTGCGTAGGTCATTTTACCGCATATTTCTTTGACGACGAACTTGTCGAGAAAATTTGTTTTGCGGCGAACGACGAAGAAGTTAAGCGGCTACTTGAAGATTGGCAGAAAGAAAATCAAGATTCAATAGATTACGGTTGTCCAATTCAAAAGGTAAAAGAACATAAAAAGGCTGTAAAAGCCGGTATCGCCGTAATCATCTGTAATGACGATAAAGTTCTAATCGGCAAACGGAAGAACAGTCATGGTGCCGGTCTTTATTGTTTTCCGGGTGGCCACATCGAGTACGACGACGAAACGTTAGTTTGGGCGGCTGTCCGCGAGACGAAAGAAGAAACCGGCGTAAATATTAAGGTTTACGAGACACCGGTATACACCAGTTTTAAAAGACTTGGTGATGGTGTTGCTTATGTCACCGTATATATGTCGGCCATTTATATTAATAGCGGATTTAAAAGTTTAGCTCACCCAGGAAAAATAATTGGTTTAGAACAAGAAAAATGTGAGTACTGGGAGTGGGTCGACTATCGTCGTTTAAGAGAGATTGCGGCCAGTTCGGACGAACAACAAGCTTGGTTGCCGACCGACAAGATTAATTTTAAGGAGTTATTGTAATGAGTTTAACTGAACAGCAAGAAAAATTGCTTGACGATTTCTTTGAACTTGCCGAAGACTACAAAAGTCACCCGATTGACCTGTGCCGCTACCTAAAAGAAGTGGACTTTTCTGAGTTGCCGCAAAAAGGTTTGTTTTGGTTCGCCTATTTGGTATGGCTAGTTTTTTCGGAGAAGATGCCGCGTATGTGTTCAAGCTACATCAATAAAATCAAAGAGTTCGCGGACGAGAAGACATTAGGTCAAATCAAGGAGTTTACAGAGTGTTAGTCGTGGACAGGCAGATAAAGTATTTTAAGAGAGGATATGTATAATGAAAGAATATCTTTGTATTGGCGGGCCGCTTGCCGGAAAATACGTTACGGAAAAAGAAATCACAACTTTAAAAGTCTCCGGAGAATATTTTCGGTATAATTCATCGTGCGGCGGATACCCA